AAGTAGACCTTGTGTTCCCTGAGATCCCTGAGTACCAGTTGCTCCTTGTGAACCTGTTGTACCTTGGGTACCTTGAGTACCCAACAATCCTTGAACACCTTGAATGCCTTGAGTACCTTGTACTCCTTGGATACCCTGCGTACCCTGAGAACCTGTAGTTCCCTGAGGTCCTTGTGTGCCTTGCGTACCTTGAGTTCCATAGTGTCCTTGTAGACCTGTGTACCCCTGAATGCCTTGGATACCTTGTACACCCTGAACACCTTGAGGACCTTGCACACCCTGTAATTGATCATAACCGAAGCCTTGATTACCTTGAGTGCCTTGCACACCCTGGATGCCTTGTGTTCCCTGAGCGCCATCATGACCAATGTATCCAGTAATACCTTGAGGGCCTTGGATACCTTGTAGCCCATTAGCTCCACCAATAGGCGCTTGAACGCTAACTACAATTGGCGCAGGTGGAGTAACAATAATTGGTTGAATAGAGCAACCACAAGAAGGCCAGTAGCCTCCACAGTAACCGCAAGAACTCATCTATTACCAACTCCCGTACTGACCGGTGTCCATAGTGACGCCGGTAGTGGTGAATACTTGACCTCTGATATAAGTCATTGCATAGTTAGGATCTGTTGCAGAAGTAGCTACAAGGTCCCAGAAAGCGCGTTGTGGTAGGTAGGAAGTCTGTTCAACAGTCAATGAGATTCTGATAGTGCTTGCCGTAGAAGAGGTAGATACCTTAGTAATTGTAAAGGTGGCGTAAAGTGAAGGTGAGTTAGGGTAGCTACGGATTTGGGATTCCCAAGTAAGGCCTGTGGTATCAAATGGGAAGGTAAACTCTTCTTGGAAAGAGTTACCCTGGTAGAGAATAAGGTCTTGGATCTGCGCGTAAGTAGGGAACGGATTACGACCAGTAAGATCATTATGTATATAAACGCGCTCTGGCTTACGAGCGTCATCAATCTCTTGACCCATGTAGATAGGTACAAACTTGTTAGTGGTTCTAGAGGTACGGATAAGAGTACCCATCTCAATGCGCCACAGGCCAACGTTAAGCTGTGAGCATAGCAAGCGGTATTGTTCCCAGCGTTGCTGGATAATATTAGAAAGCTGCTGATAGCGCTGAGCGCGTGGGATTACCACACCATCTGGGGCGGTGATGTTGATATCAAAAGCTGAGTCAGTAGCTAGCGCCCATAGAGCCTCAATAGAAGCTAACACAGCTACTGGGTACTCTTCAACAGGCGGGATTGAGTTGATAGTTACCTGTGAGCCGTAAGAATCTACACGATTATATGTGTGCTGGGTTACAGCATCGCATACAAAAGTAGTGATGTCTTCATCTGTAAAGTAGCGATAGTTCTGACCAGATACGGCAATAGTTGCGTTTAGCGCAGGGGCAATTACAAAGTGAATGATTCCTAGATTAGCTTCTAGAGTGTAATTAGCGGGGGTAGCCTGCGCAGTCCCATTAACGGTTATGTAAAGGGTAGCTGGGTCTACAGGATACTTGCCAATTGGAAAGGCTTTAGTAGTGCCATCGCCAGTCGCAGCATAGCTAAACTGAGAGGCTTGGTCACCGATCTCAAGACGGACTCTTGAGACTAAATCAGATAATAGGGCCACCCAAAACTCCTCACGCTACAGGTACTATAGTGTCGGAATTTTTATAAAAAATCTGCTCAAACGAAAAGAGCGCCTCAGAAAGAGGCGCCCACTTCGCTAAGTATGTCTTAGATAACGCCAGCTAGATAACCTTTTTCCTTAAGGTGTTGAGCTACTTGCTTTGTAACTTTGTACTTAACGCCAGCTTTAAAGCTGTAATTATTGCCCTTACCGAGAGTCATGTTGTCGAGGTCTTGAACGACACGAATCTCAACGGAAGAATCATCTGGACTTCCGACAGTCACAGGGTCATCAACAATAACTGTTTGACGAGAAGGCTTAGTAGCGTCAATAACTTCGGTCTCTAGTTTGACCTGGGCTTGAGCTGTTGCCATAGACATTTCAGCTGCACGATCGTTCATATCGGCTGCCGCTTGCTCTGCAAGCTGCTCGCGTACACGACCGGTTACATCAGTGGGCTTTGTTTTAGCCATTGTATTCTCCTAATTAGTATCTCGATTAAAATGGTGGGGGGCCGAAGCCCCCCACTTTAAGCTATTTAGTTGTAATTAGTTGGTTTCTACAATTACTACGCTCTGGTCAGTGATGAGGCCAAGTCCGAAGATTGAGTACCAAGCAAGTGCATGCTCACGACCAAAGTCGAGGATACCGCCATCGCGGAGTTCGACTGGGAGTGAGATAGCGTGACCAAATGCGTTATCACCGATCATGATAGCTGCATAACGATCTGATCCACCGTTACCTGTGAGAGTAGCAGGGGTTGTGTATCCTCCGCCAGGTGTGACAACTGGGTTAGCAACAGCTGTATCAGTTGTGTATGAAGAACCTGCGCCACCAACAACCTTAAGGACCTGGGTGGTTTCGATGAATACTACGTCGTAGAGACGACCGATTTCACCGAGCATGAAGTTACCTGGAGCTGCGTACTTAGTGACTTCGATGAACTCAGGGTTGTCACGAAGAGTACGGCTCTGGTGTGGGTGAACGAAGCAGACATAGGTCTCGCCCAACCGTGGGATGTTCTTTGTTGCCAAGGTCTCAACTGTGTCCTTGATAACGTGTGGTGTGAGGTAAGCAGCACCTGTCATTGCTGCGCGATTTGCAGCAAAGGTTCCATAACCGTACCAGTTGTTAACAGCTGATGAGACTGATGAGCGATCTTCACCGTAAAGGGTTGAAGAAGCTGCGTAGAGTGTGTCGCGTGAGAGCTGATCTAGGTAGATAGCCATGTTACGACCGAGAAGACGTGAGGCTGAAGCCATTACGTCATCGAATGAAGCGTTGAGCAAGAGCTCAGATACTGCAAGAGCATAACCATGCTCAGTTACAGTGATTGAGAACTGCTGTGCTGTGAGAGCGTTAGTCTGCATACGGACACCTTCAACAAGAGGTGAAGCGAATCCGAGGTTGTTGTAACGCATGAAGTTGATCTGTAGACCAGGTGCAACACCGAGTTCAGTCTTCTTGACTGCAAACTGCTCGAAGCGAAGGATAGGCATAGCCTGGAACAAGATTTCCTTGGACCAGATAGTCTGAATCGCCTGAGTGAGCTGGGTGTTGGTACCTGAGTACGCTGTAGGGGCTGCGGCAAGATTGCCTGTACCTGTGATACCTGATGCCATTTGGCTTTGACTCCTTGATAGTAGTTTTTAATAGATTAAGTGTTAGCCCAATATTCCGCTGGTCTTACCAAGAGCACGGTTGCTCAAGATCTGAGTGCGGACTTTTGCGTATTCATTCATCGGCATTGACGCAATATCTGCGGCAGTAAACTGACGTGGTTCCGAATTAGTTTCCAGTGGTCCAACGCCTGGCAAGGTTGCCCTTACGCCCGGCATATCTCTGCGCTGCTGCTGAATAGCAGACTGTGCAGATTCGAGAATACTGTTAGATCGCTCAACCAATCCTGCAATGCTCTCGTTGATCTCTTCCAAGGTATTGCCCTGGACGTAATCAATGAGTTGAGGGATGATATTGTCGCGGTTCTGTTCAACAGCTTGTTGACGGTATGCTTGCAGTTCTGCAAACTTTCTTTCCTGCTCCAGAAGAGCGAAGGCCGCTTCGCGTTCTTGACGCTCACGTGCCAACTGCTCTCGCAACTCATCAGCTGTAGCTTTTGCAAAGTCCTTGGCGTCCAAGTTTTCTTCAAGCTTAGCTTTTTCTTCAGCTGCTTTGGCTTCCGCCTCTGCTGCCTTGCGAGCTGCTTTTTCTTCCCGCTCCTTCTTGAGAAGTGAAACTTCTTCCTTCAATCGATCGATCTCTGGGTAAAGCTTTTCTTTCTCTTGTGAACGAACCTTTGCAAGATCCTCTTCGGTATAAAACTTCTGAGTAGGTTCGGTCTTTCCAGAGGTAACAGTAGGCGCGTCAACGCCCGACACATTTACTACTGGAGCGGTATTTGCTTCTGCTTCAAAAGCAGTAGCCATTTGTTCTGCAGTTTCTGACATGCGTTTATCCTTTTATCCTAGGGGTCGTTCTCCGATGTGGGGGCACAAATGACCTAACGTGGTATTACAGTATTTATTTTGACAATAGATGTCCTAATTGTCTGTATAAATTACTTTATTTTTCGTAGTCCTCCGGAACTCTGCGCTGTGGCAATTGAGTACCGTAGGCTTCCGTTACTAGTCGAGTGCGTACCTTCTCGTCACCCATTTGGGCGGCGATAGTTGCGTCGTCTAGTAATACTGGCTCTGTTGGGGCTGCAGGTGCTTCTGCGCCTGGAACGCCTGGTGCAGAGGAACCACCAGGTCCTGTTTGTGCTGGCATTGACCCTGTAAGAGCCATGATGTCCTGCTCGATCTGTGTCTGGATAAGCTTGAGTGCCCCATCTGCCATAGCTTCGTCTTGAAGCTCTTGACGGATCTCTGTGAGCTTTTCTTGTGGGAACTCTTCGCCTAAGATGCGCAAAGCACCTTCCTTAGACTCAAGGCCAAGAGAGAGCATTGACTGGACTTCATTGATAGCAATGAGCTTGTCAAGAGGCAATGGCTGAGGGAAGTGAACGTATGAGCGGAAAGTAATAGGATCATTAATATCAAGCTGAGATACCTGACCAGGCTTTAGCGGAACAGTGCTTGAGTTAGGGTCCCAGGTAAATGTCTCTGGCTCTTTAAGGGCAAGGTTAAGAAGGATAAGCTCATTAACGCGCTCAAGACCGTGTGCGTACTGAACGATCTTCTGGTGATAACGGTTCATCAATGGCTGGAACTGAATAGAAAGAGCAACGCCAGAGGTGTTAGAGATAGGCTGAGC